CTATTGGTGACGTTATCAAATCTCATATCCTCAATACGACCTGAGCGTTTAATGACCCTCATATACATTCTCTTCAATTTTTATTTTTAACCTTATTTTTTACACTCGAGGTCAGCACTTCGAACAGAAACCGTTCCCGCCACTTCCATTTTGCGATTGGGTTGAAGAAGGTATGTATTTACGAAAAATGGACCGGGCTCACCAGCCTTGGCCACAGGAGGATAAGAACCCACGAAGCACTCGGGAGCTTTGCATGGAATTGGTTCGACATTGTTGGGTTTGCTGGCGTACGCCTCATCGAAGTCGGACATGTTCAACATTTAATATGTACAGACAATTTTTTTCGGAGACTATATTAAATGTGTGATAACCTCCACCTTAATTCTATTCAGCAGTGTGAGACCCCACTGAACACTTTGTTCTTTTCGGATTTCAACAAGAATCTTCTTCAACGTGGAATTCGTCAGGCGTTTAAAAATAAGACTGGCATTTCCATAGATTACCAGAACCCCGATGATTTATTCGCCATGATGCGTGTTGTATTTATCAACAACTCGGGTGATCAATACACTCAAGTCAATGAACAGGTTAAGTATATGAACACCAAGGTCATATCTTCAGCCATGTCTCAAATTCAAACTGGTGTATCTCAATATATTGCCTATGCTGAGGATATCGATACCATTAGTACACCCATGGATCGACCTGTAAATACCAGTACCACCGGAAATAAAATTGATTTCAACAATAAGATTGGAATCAATTAAAGCTTTGAGTCCCCTGTAGAATAAGTATGAGTCTTAACAAATACAAATGTGAAACAGAAAAGGTGTGCAGGTCTAAGGGGTGGGATCGTGCCCCCATCGATACAGTATGGCTTCTCCTGACAGAAGAAGTTGGCGAACTCGCATCAGCAATTCGACAATATAAGAAAACATACAAGAAGACAAATCTAAAAAAGGAGAGAGGAACAGATGTTATGATGGAAATGGGGGATGTGTTCAGTTATCTCTTTCAATTGGCACATATGCTAAATGTCGATTTAGACAAGATGTGGGATGAACATAAAATCAAGATGGTGGACAAGAAATATAATCTGAAGTAATAACAATAATGAGTGAGTTTATGCTTAATGATCAAGCTGCCATTGATGACATCAACCCATTTGTCCAACACGATTTCTCCCTTCCAGGGGGTGTGAGACAGACGGGTAATTTTGAAGATTTTCAAGAAGTTCCTAAAAGTGGAGGTATCCCACCCACTGGTAAAAGTGTTTTTTGCACAGTTGGACTATGCAAACCTGAGAAACAGCCTTGCCGTATAGACAGAAATGTACAACCTCGACGTAACATCGATTATGGTCTAGGATGTGGCAGGGAGAGGGAACCAGTTGTTGTTGGTGTTGAGCGTAAAAATACGACAACTCAATTAATTGTCATTTCTATTCTTATTGCTCTAATTCTATTAATTTTAGTACGTTGAAGAAATACTTGAGACGAGACTTCTTCTTACATTCTTGAATTGAATCTATTATTGATTTCTTACAAAACTTCTTAATAAACTCCACTTGCCAAGCACTCTCCATATTAATACGAGGTGGCTGGAATGTTGGATCTAGAATCTTAACTGCGTGGGCTACACGCACATACTTACGAATATCCTGGTCGTAAGTTAAGAAACTTTCGAGTGACAGTTCAGCCATACGCTGTCTCACCTCTAGAGTCTTCTTAACCATTGTATCAAGAAACTTCTCGTAAACAATTGAGTGATTACCAGACTCTAATGATACCCAATCAGCGAAAGGCTCTGTATTGAGGTAATCTGTGAAGGTCGAATATCCCTTGTTCCTTATGTACCGGTCATAGACAATCTCAACATAAGAGAGATCAGACTCCACATCAAAAACATGCTTTGCAGATTTAAGGAAAGAGGTCATGTACTTAAATGGAGAGTCTCATCTTTAAACACCTAAGTGAGCCACCCACAATGTAAAAAGTATGTCCAAAAATGTATTCAACTATTGCAAATAATAGCTTTTCGTATCTCCTCACTCTCGATGAGATACGAAAAGATTTACCAGATGAGACTAGACCCTCATGGATAAAGATTACAACAATCACTATGGTGTCGAGCTTTATGCAACAGATTGATATAAAGCGACTTCGAGGTTTATTCGAAGAAATTGGTTCCTATAAGATGCGACGTGTGGGTACCAAAACAGATGGTTTTGAGTGGAAATTGAAACCGACGACTTTCTACAACCAGGTGACCCTAACATACCATGACACCTACAGTACTAAGTCTGTCAAGGTATTCCCCAACGGTTCGATCCAAGTGGCGGGTTGTTGCGATCTCTTCGATTGTAAGCGGATCATCACCCAACTTGTTCATATTTTCAAAACCTTTTTGGGTTTGAAAATTGAAGTACCAGTGGATTCATTCCGTGTTGTTATGATTAACTCCAACTTCAGTCTCAACTACAATATCAACCTCATGAAGGTTGCAGACTGGTTTGAGGAGTATGATGACATTTTTAAGGTTTCTTTTGAACCAGATAGGTATTCCGCAGTAAAGATCAAGTTCAAGCCTTCAGAGGATATGAAGGAGATTACTACCAGTATTTTCAGTACAGGTAAAATTATCATTACAGGGGCGGAGACCCTCAAGGAGATTGCATTTGCCTACAACATCATCAACAACCACATAAATGAAAATCCCCAAATTAGAGTGTCACGCACAGAAGAAACTGATGTATTTGATATTTATTTGGGATATAGATGTGATCCTTTTGTCAAACTTCTCAAGGAAAAAGGGTTCAATTCTTGGATGAGAACAATTACCAACAGGCAAATAAAATTCTAAGTGTATATTAACAATATGTCGCAGCGACTTGGTATGGCCGATGGTCGGTGCTTCACCGTAAACTCTTCAGCTCAGCTCTTTAACAACTATGTTATGAAGCAAAATGGAATTTCTTTCGAGGACAACTACTCTTACCGTAAGCTCCTCCAATCTCAGGGTCCTCAGCTCCTCACCAAGGTACAGGAGAATGTACAAGGTAAGGGACCATGCATTAAGTGTGACAATCCTCTCGTGGATACCTCCAAGATATACTAACTGAGAAAAATCCCCAAAAAAACTTTAAAACCTTCCTATAGAATGTCAACATGTTCCATATGTCTGAATGAAGTCCGGTGTACGAGGACCAACCCTCCAGCCCGGTGTGGACATATGTTTCATTCCCACTGTCTACAGGAATGGAAGAACCAAGGTAAGAATACATGCCCCATTTGTCGAAAAGTGATAGATGGTACACAATTTAAAATTACAGTCACTATACAAAACAATTACACAGCAACGGCGAATTCTGTGTCCTTGAATGAGGGGTCTATATTTGAGGTTCTAGATCTGTTTGACATAAATTTTGATGTTGATCAAGAAGAAGACCTTGAAAGTATCTTAGCGGACCTTGGGGTGAGTCCTACCGACTTTGATCCCAGTGTCCTTGACACAGAATGAACTACAATATTTCTCGTAGTTTAGACCTGGATAGTCCCTAGAAGCCTTACGGGGGTCAGTGATGGCCTTACCTTTAGCATCAGTCAGAAGCGGACCAGTGGCCCAACCACGCTTGTGACTGAATACATTGGCTTTAAAAATTACACGTTTACCAACCTTAAACTGACCACCTTTCTTTACCCGTGATTCAGGTACTTTAAAGAATTTGGCTACAGCTTTGATAGTATCCCCAGGTTTGATTTTGTATTCAACCATCCCATGTTGCTTGTAAAAGTGGAAATCCCCTTGTCGGATATAGTTCATAGGTCTTCCAGGCGAAACAAACATCATAACCTTGAAATATCCTTTTTTGCATTTTTCATTGGCATCCGCCTTGTACACTCTCTTAGGATTGTCAGAAACAACGCGCTTAGGAAGTCCAGTACAGTGGGTATAGGTATGGTGTCCATTTGAAAGACCAGAACGATCACCAGGTATAGATTTCTGCCACCTATACGCTTCGTAGTCTCCAACGGCATACGCATAACAATTATTGTTTCCAATACCCTTTGGTGTCGACCACCGCCTGTTTGTATACCTACTTTCTGAGCCACTCAGGGGAAGAGCCCTCATTTGTAGTTTACCTAGAAAAAAATATCCACATGTAATAAATGATTCAAGAGGTTGCCAAAGCCAAGTCCAGGTCCGAAATTATCACCGAGGTTCTTACCTTTTTACTTGTTGTGCTCATCAGCACATTCCTTCTCCGTGTCGTATGGAACCGCTCCCTTGTGAAGCACATCTCCATCCTCAAGCCTATTAGCAACTTGACCGATGCGTTCATCCTTTCTCTTGCCCTTCAGATTGTACGTGGCATCTAATTCCAGTATTTCATTATTGATAAGTTGATACAATCAACTCTTGAATAATAAATGATTTAAACCTCGTTGTATCCAACGATTTTCTCCCCGTTAGGACCCTTGAGGGTAGGAAAAGCGGTCATACCATCGCAACCACCCTTGTCACAGTCGACGAATACATGGGGCTTACCAGCCTTCTTCATGTAATCCAACTGCTTGACTGTCCATCCACACCCCTTGGTTCCGTAAATGGTCCATTTTTTACCACCCGGGGAGGACTTGGTCTTGTTCCTGTAGAGCAAAAAGACAACGAGGACGATTGCCACTGCAACTAAAATTGTTGAGCGCTGCATATTTTATTATAGGTAAATATTAAAAATGTCTTCAACTGTATTCACTATTGGAAACAAGAATGTCACACTCAAATACACCAGGAAAATGCCCCGTGGTGAAGTTGAACGGATGAAATCATTCGTCACTAAGAATGGTGACAAACTCGTCAAGACTCCAAAGTTTAAGATACTCTCTGAAGTTGACGAGGGTACGAAGAGGGTTTTTAAGGTTGACAAATCTTCTTTTTGAGTGCATTGACTTCATCTTTATCTAGTTTATTTACGAACTTATTAATGTACCTATTAACTGCCTTCTTTGGTGTGGAAGGCTTGGGGGTCTTGAGAGCGTACGCAACCACCGGGTCTAATGGTCCATTCTTGAGAGGCCTTGCCTTGTTCATCTTATTCGCAAGTTTTCTCTGGGCGTTCTTTTCCCGTGCCAACAATTCCATGAATTGTTTATTATTTGCGTTAGACCACTTGGCCTTGGGTGTGGGGGT